GTTAAGGTTGAAAACTTCACTCCTTGCGAAGATAATGAAATATCAAAAATGACAAATGTAATCAAAGACTTCACCGACAAGATGAATGCTCTTGAGGATGTTGGTAATTTAACTGTTGACCCTCTTTACGGTGGGGTGATTGATAAGGAATCTGAGATAAAATTAGCATCAATTAAATTACACAATTCCATGTCAAAATTAATGCGTCGTGGTCGTGCATGGGTGGTACAGGACACATTAGATAAATTATCTTTAACTTTAAAAGATAAATCACCGATTACTTTACAACCTGTTGCTGGACAGGCTGCTAAAAATTTGACAGATCTAATGTTCTGTAATTTTGAAAAGATAAATGAACAA